GATAACGACAGCAAAAAAGCAAAACTGACTGCGAAAGGAATCGACTCTGTCGTTACGCTTGTAACTAAGAAACAAGGTTTTGACGAGGCTGCAGCGTGTAATTCTTTTTTGAATCCTAAAGAAGGGACCTTGCTTTTAACCTCGACAATTCAACCTGAAAAAACGATGTCTAGTAACTCAAATTTTTCAACATTGTATCAGACGATAAGTTTTGGTGCTACTGGTTCAGCAGTTTTTGCAGCAAGAGATGTTAAAAGTATGTCCACTTCCTCTTTCGAAGATCATGTAATAGCGCAGATTAAACGCATTCCACAAAATCAGTATGAAGGATTCATCGCGACTTTGACAAATAAGTCAAGTCATGACGATCTGGCCTTTTCTCGGGTGGCATCTCCATATTACAGTAAGCTGCTGAAGGGCATCTCAGTTGTACGAGAAAAGAATTTGGCGGACCAGAAGGCGTATGACGCGATTAAAACCGAAGATATGGCGCTCCCATCCTCAATTTTCTGGTCTCCGGACAACGGTTGGGTTTATTCCGAAAGCGTGAGGAATCTTATATCTGGAAATGACACAGCTGAAGAAGTAAAATACCACTACAACTCACTCCTAATTGTGCCTAACCCCGGATGTGATACTGCCACACAAGAAGATATCTCAGAACGAATTATGTTAATGTGCGAAGTATTCGTCGTTAAGGCTTTAATGGGAGCAATACTGAGTCAGTCATAATGCGAATATCGCAAGATGCGTTAGCCGATATCTTAACGCGATTTCCTGCAGCTAAACGAAGATTCGCGACAAATTTGGATCGTTCCAACTTCGAGGTCCTTCCAGGTGTCGTTGTGGACAAGCGAGCATCAAGTGACTTTTCCGATTTTGTATACGATCTTTTTTCGAGGCTTACGCCTCTGATGTCGAAGACGGTAATCGAGGAAGGCGTGTTGGTAAATTCAGACGATATGACTGCGTTGCCACAGCTCCTTCAGAATCCCTCTCTCTTGCCTTATCCTCTATCGCAACCAAAAAAAGTAGATACAGAGGAAACTGAGCGGATGGAGAAATTGGTACACGGACTCGCTCGCTATGCTTTTAGCAATGGTGAGTTCACGAATATCCAATTAAACAGCGTGTCTACTAGCGGTGCTTTCACGTACCACTTCGATCGAACGAAAAAGAAACAGAACGCTTTACGGGCCATTGCAAATTGTGAAGAAATTCTGAATATCTGTACGAAAATCACGAAAGACAAAGCAACGTATGGTGATCTGTACGAGGCTGGATTGCCTTGTGTGTATACCGTTAACAGAAGAGTTCAAGAAACTGATAAAGTTAACGTGAAATTCAATGAAGTCGGAGTGACTGAGGTTTCCGCGAAAGTACGCCGCGTTTGGGACGGAAAAAAGTTTGTATATCAAGATCGTATGTACGCAAAAAACTTCTCGAACAGACCTTTGGCGGCTCCAAGAGAGAGGCTTTTTTACGGCTCTACTTCTGAGATGAGCACCTTAGTATCGGTACTAGGTAATTTTTTACAAAACAGCATCAAGAAAACGTTACCTAGATTCTATGACAACAGCCATGCTGGGATGTCAAAAGCTGTTAAGACGAAGAAATCTATCTTTACGTTAGATGTGTCGAATTTTGATACTAACATAGCTGCACGATACATCCGAGCTATGCTTAGTGCCATTGACGGACTCGATCCTCGTGTGATAGATTTAGTACTCGTTAGTATTTATGCTCCGGTCGTGACCTACCAAAAAACGCAGTACGAGAACCAAGTTGTGATATTACGCGGAGATGATATGAAATGGGAAGAACGGGTAGCTACTCATTTCGGTAATCCTTCTGGCCATCCCCTTACTTCGGTCATTAACAAAATTGTCGGAGGAGGTCTCTTCCTAGAGATAACAGCGCAGCTAGACGGTTTCGACGTATTAACCATGTCTCAAGATGAGGTTAACCGTTGGATTAACAGCAAAATGCAGCAACATGAACAAGAAGGTAAATTCGATACAGTTGTTGCTTCGTTTTCTGGTGGCAATTCAGGAGATAATATCTTCTTTGCTGAGGAAGCCGCAGTTAGCGTAATAAAACCGTTAATTGATTTTTCTAACCTTTCTTTTCCGATTGACGTACAGGAAGTAGCTACGTATTGCGGTTTCAACTTCCTTCGTAACCAAGAAGGTCTTAAACCGATCTATAAGACGCTAAATCTCCTCACACGTACTTTAATACCTGAAGTGCCTCTGTCCCATCCCCGGAAGAAACTCTATAAGATTGGATTTAACTGTCGCTTAGAGTTATACCGAGATAACCCATTTTTCCGGGAGGTAATGCAAGTTCTAAAAGACACTCTTCTTCGCCATTACAATTTCGATATCCTCGGTCCAGAAATGGCTGTCTCGGCTTATGACAAGGCTTTACTAGGGATAAGCGCTCATGGAGCAGACTTAGACGCAATCGCAGAGTTTATAGAGGATCCTAACAAGATTCATTATAAACTAGACATTGCCAAGTTACCGCCTGAGTTGCTAAGGACGCACTACGAACCTCTTACACCGGCTGAATACGAACCAGCTATAAAATCGTTTTTTAAAACCAAATTTGGAGGATTTAATGATCAGGAAGTTGCGTAATTCGATTGCTACTCCGTATGGAGTACTCCCTCTGTCTCTTGCAAACCCTGACAGTGAAGGTGCGTTAGCACTTGACTCGTCGCAGTCGGTTGATGGGTCATACTTACCCGTTTCGTTACCAATAGAGAAAGTAGTCCCAGTGATGATCGCGAAGTTGATTTCGCTTTGTAGCCGTGATTTATCTCGTTGCCCCATCAAGTTGGATCAGTTGGATATAAACAGTAAGAAAGCTTGGGCTGAGTTTGTTATCCACGTTTATGAGCATAGAGCTGACTATGGTGAATTGTATTCTCATCTTTTTTTGGGTGGCCATTTAGCTACTGCTCCGGTTACTTATGATCTGCGTATTGATAATCCACGAGATTACCTACTCCCTCACTCTCCACGTACAGCTTCCGTTCTTCCTTTTTCCGGTTCGTATCTCTTTGTAGGAAGTCCTTCAGTTGGTAAATCATACTTTATCAACAATGTAATGAAGAAGCAAGACGCGTCGCTCGTCGTTGTTTCTTTTCGCGAGCGTGGTGATCTCAGTTCGCTTCAGCTTACGCAAAGCGGAATGTTCATGTTAATGCACGCTGCTCTCGTTCTAGGTAGAGATATAGTAATAGACTCTATCTACATGGAAACTGTCTTCGACAATAGTGCTAAGATGCAGACTGGTATTAGTCGTGGAACTTTTAATGACTTTGCAACTTTATCTACCTACGCGAAGATCGCAAACACAGCTGTTGTACAAGTAATGACTTGGCCCACTTCTCGCATCGATGTTGCTATGGAGATCCTAAACATGGCTACAGCTACTAGCGACGGTCTTATAACTCGTGTTAAACTAAGCGACGGTGACCGTCTAGCTTTGGTTTCGCTCCACGATAAGTTCGACCGTGCTTTCGTTCCTATTTCAGAATTAGGTAAAGCTGATTACGATCAAGGGGTAGATCAGTTTAGTTTTGCTTCCGATTCAATGGATCAGCTAACCAGTGATGCTACTTCTTTTTCGAGAGTTTTTCGACTTCTCAACACGAACAACTCTTATCAGACCGACACGGACCTAGAAAATTCAGCGCGGCTCGGAGTTTCTGTGGCGCTGGACAATGAAACAAAAGTTAACGATTTTGGAGGTTTCTAATGCGAGTAAAAAATTTACTCAAGCTAACAAACGAGTCGGGATATGCCTATGTATTTAAAGATTTTGGTGTAGGTAAAGTCGATAAACTTTTCCCTACCAGAGCTTCGAATGCTGTTGATTCGATACTGGATATTATTAAAGGAATTGTATCTAAAGACAAAGTGATTTCAGTAAGTATGTTAGCTAGTAGCGAAGTTGTTTCAGAAATCAAAACTAGCTTGACTGATGATCTTTTTATGGCAATTACGCTTTTGTCAAATCGTACCTTCCTAAACGATTTGAGGAAAAATCTTGACGGTACATCCAGTGACTATGTTCCTGTAGCTATGCTAAAAGCTTCTCGAACTTCTATTTACGAAGTTGAAGATCTACTTCGTGTAATTGAGAGGACTTTTAAGAACGGTAAGGCTAGCTACTCCGCATCTTTAAAAACGCAGGCAATTGTGAGTCGAATTATCGTTTCTCTCTTCGATGCTTGGGAATTGATTGGTTCATCGTATAATGTATACGATAATTTCCGACTTAGGTCTAACTATGTAGCGTCGGTTGAAGAGTTGGGTTACGAAATGGCGAGAGCTAAACTTTTGGAAGCCTTCTCAAAAATCGTTCCTCCAAGCAAGCAAGACGCGACAAGTAATTATATGCGGTTGCCTGATGCTCTGTTTGCTGTAGGTATTCAACTAGGAATCGTCGTTCGAGAATACTTCTTTTCAAAGGAACCCCTCGAGTTTATTCTCAAAGGGCTCTTTTCTCGGCTATTCAATCGAGATCTTCCGGAGGAACTGCGCTCTTCTTCTTTTTTCGATGCGTATGCCGATAACTGGACTTTAACCGATTTTATTTTTCGTAATTTCGGATACTTCTCGAAGAACTACAAAATTAAAAACGAGTCTAGTTTTTCGTACGCTACGGCTCGAGCGGCTGAGTATTACGGTTACCTGGATTCCAGGTGGTCTAGGTTAGAAAGAAAGCCAGTGTCAGAATTGGCTGGTTTTTACCGATATGATTTGCGTATCTCAAACGACTTACCCGCTCTAATCCACGGATATGTTCCGGTTAATAGTTCTGAGAGACCTCTTGAATTCTTGATGCTCAACGCAACAGGAAAAATCACTGCGGCCGGGTTCAACAGATACGAAGTGGTTGAAGTGCAGAAGGAGAGTAATGTACATTTTCAATCGCTGTCTCATCTCCAACAACGAGTAAATATTGGAGCAGTTGACTATCTTATAAAGCACGCTCTTGATAATTTAGATATTGCAGTTAGCGTGTACGATGCTCCACTTATATTCCTCGAGGCTTCAGAAACCTTTTTTGAACAGAGTTCTCTAGAGATTTTATCTCGTTTCAGAACTATCTTTATGGCAGCAGACATTGGTTTCTCTGATGGTTCTGACTTCGATGGTATCGTAGACAAAGTGCAGCGCGGTAGTCTAGACATTACCGATTTATACACACTTTTCGAATACTATTACAAGCCTCGAGTTGTGGGTACGGGTCAGAGTAACTCGTTAATTTTCGGAGTTGTAGGAATTACTGGTGAAGGTTTTCACCTCACCCGGGATCCTCTCTTCTTGAACATCTGGTCTTCTGAGAACGATTCTTTAAGCGCTGTAGCCTTTAACCAACCTCAGACTGATTTCGTTAAAGATTATCAATGGTTGAGAGAGGGGTACCAAGTTGAACGACACTTTCTATCGAAAGATGATCTACTTGAGTGGATTGCGTACACTGACAGCTTTTCTCCCACTCCTGAACCTCGTGCTCTACGAACATACATTGATAATTCAACTAAACCTATCTTAATTCGAGACGAAGCTGGTGCTATTAAGAAACATATCTTACCGAATGTCTCGTTAAGTAGTAACATTCAAGTTAATGGAAGTTTTATATACAAGCACATTGTCAAACTTCCAAACGCTTTTTGGAACCAGTTGCGCGCAAAGCTTAACAGCTTCTATTTCGCTCAGTTATTGGTTTCAACTTCGACTAATGCTCCAGTGTATGTCTACGCGTCGGAAGTTCAGAAGCACACTCTCGACGGTCTTTGCGCTTTAATGGAGACTGACGAGGTATCCAAAACTATCTCGTATCTTCTGGCCTCAGTTCCGGTCCGTAGAGGCAGACTTCAAAATGTGCTTATGAATGCTTTTGTAATTGGCTTAAGAGTCATTACATCACTTTCTCGTGTACATTCTGAAGACATGGCAGGTGTTATTGACTTTGAATTGAACCTGTTGAAATCGGTAACTCGTTCAAACGGCAATACAATTCATAATGACAACAGTATTGAAAGCTATCTGGTACACAGAGATAGTTTCAAACGGTTGTTCGGTTATGGATTATGAAAACTTTTTTAATAGGCCTCGTTTTGCTTTGCGGTTGCAGCTCGCGTCCTACGATACCAGACTTCTTCTTTTTATCTCAAGAAGTTAAAGAAAATCCGTGGTTACTTACACTAGGCGCGCTGTATCAGGTATCGCCTACCGACAGCAGTGAGGTACGGAAAATTGTTATTCAAGAGGCTGTTAAATTCTCAAGATATCGTTTATGCTTGAAAGCAGGTTTACCCTACACCGAATGTGTCAAGCTTTTTGATGCAAATCGCAAGACCGCTGATTATTACTAGCTTTAAGTTAGATAATAATTACGAAAAGATGGGTTATAAACGCCATCTGACGTCTACTCAGTTACACTTTTAGTGTTCACTGAGATTTGATGAGCC